CTACTTAGCCGGGAATTATCCAACGGTATAGAAGAAACTATACTCCTGATTGAGGGTGATTGTGAACCAATACCCGGCATACGGTTTGCCACTCAGTCATGGAAACTAGCTCGTGGCGGCAAGGTAATGGTTCCATCACATAAGTACAATGTGTCGTATAAAGGCTATCAGGCGTGGCTATACCAACTAGACAAGGCAGGTGTTACAATTGTTCGGACAGCGCATTACCTCGCCACTGCAATAACTCTGGTTGCTATGTATGAGAGTTCACAGAATCCAGCACATCAAACATTACGTCGGTATATCAAAGACAAGATAACAATAAAAGATTCCAACCCGCACGTCATAACACTCATGGGAATAAAAGGTGGAGGATGCGGGGAAGAAATAGCAAAGGCATTGATAGATCGTTACGGTACAGCACATTACACCTTGACCCAGAATGTGGACGATCTGGCTGAAACTCTGGTAGGTGACAAGCGTTTAGGACAAGTTAGGGCTAGGAAACTACTCAAAGCATTTGGGAGGAACGTATAATGGAGCGTAAGGAAATACTCCAACGAGCAGTAAGTGATGCGGAACAATTCCGTGTAGGTGAGTTACAGTTCATAGATAGTATTATGATCAAAAATGTTCCGGAAGATAACATCATCAAAGCAATGCGCTGGTCAATATCCGACAGATTAGCAGAGCAATTGATGGAAAAGATAAACAAGATAAAGCCAACCAGAACCATATATGGCATAGAGTTGAGGGTAGACCTGGTTGTGTTTACTCCAGACGAATTACGCAAATACGTGGAATCGGTGCTATCCACAGTATGATCGTGTTTAGGAAACCGCTATAACACATGGAGGTGTACCATCTACTTCGAACATGATGATATAGATAACTTCTACTATCTGGGATCAGAACCATTTACAGATAGTACGTACCAGCAGTGGCTTGAGTCTGAGCCAAAACTAATAGCAGTAGATACCGAAGGAGTGTCACTTAAAGAACGCATTGCTATTGGTATTGGTATTGCGTCATCTCTGACCTGTGCGTTTTACTTTCCACTGTTCCCGAAACAGTCGACGTCTGTACCATGGCATTTGTTGCGTGATCCAGATGTACAAAATATTTACCACAATGGTCTATTTGATTTGGACTGTCTATCAGAATATGATCCACAACATACGATACACGATACCAATGTAATGTCTAGGTTGATGTGTCACCGCTCCAATACGTTGGTGGATTTATCCTACCTATATGGGATTGAATGCCCGAGTACAAAAATCCTGTTAGATGAATACAAAGTCAAACTGATGACTGGAATACCTGAACCTGTAGTAGCTAGACACTGTATGTTACATGCTATTGCTACGTTACAACTGTTCTATAAGTTCTATCCGAAAATTAACCACACCTACTACCAAGCAGAAATGGCTACGTATCCAGTCATGTTGAAAATGTCAGAACGCGGCATACTGATTGACCAGGAAGAGAGGGAGAGGATAGAGTATTGCCTGAGTGAGGATGTAAAAACTGCTGAACACGCATGTCTGGATATTGCGGCATTTAATCCAGGTTCGCCACAACAAGTGAGTTACGTGCTGGCTGAACGTGGAGCATATAACGTGTTTAGCCGCTTGCCATTTACAAAGGATAAGTATGGTAGAAAAACCACAAAACTATCCTCAGATGTGAAGGTACTGGAAGCAATGGATGATCCACTAGCACAATTGGTACTATCCTACCGACAGAAGAAGAAACTGCTCAGTACGTATGTGGTGCCTTGGAAAGGATCAGAGCGTGCAAGGACATTATACCATCTAGATGCTGCAACAGGTCGGCCATCATCCACTGGTGGAACGGGTGAATTCCGTAACATGCAGAATATTCCCGGCATGTACGCTAAAACCGGAGAACTGAATGATTATAATTGTCGTGGCATGTTGCTGCCTGATTCAGGTACATGGACAGATACGGATTTTAGTCAAGTAGAACCAAGATCATTGGCATACCTGAGTGGAGACCGTGAGATGCAGTGGATTTTTAGCCAACCGAAATTCCTGCCTAATGGCGATAAAAATCCAGACGCCGATATTCACGGACAAGTCGCTACGTTTATGGATGTACCACGGAAGGTAGGGAAGGTGATAAATTTGGCGATGACTTATGGAGCTACTGATGAAACACTGATGGAAACAGCCAAGATTAGGGATAAGCGTAGAGCGTCGGAGTTACGAATTATGTGGGGCAAGAAATTCCCGCAAGCTATGGACTGGATTTTGTCCGCACAAGAACAAGCACTACGAACACGGACATCATTCTCCGCATTTGGTAGACCGATGAGATTACCGTCACGTGATGAGGAAAATGATGCAGCAGTGAAGAGGAAGGCTGTGGATTATCCGTGCCAATCAACAGCAGCGGATATACTCAAACGTGGTCTGGTTGAGTTGGATAAGCGTGGTGTAGACCTAGCATTACAGGTACATGACGAATTCCTCTGCGATGGCTATTATCCAGAAACATTGTTCGAATGCTTGAGGAATATCGGACCATTCGATACACCGTTTGAATTAAACTACTATAGCAGGTGGCAATGATGATAGTTAATATACCGGACATGGCTCTTGGAGCACATAAGTGTTGTAGGTGTGGTGGGGTACTAGAAGCACAACTCTGGCCAGCGAGTAAGTGTAGGTACTGTGGTATGGGACCGTTGTGTGTGGAATGCTGGTTTGAACATGAGGAAATTTGTAAGGAGAGTTAAGGATGAAGTATGTGTTTAGGTGTAATAGTTGCATGTCCATTAAGGAACTGAAATTCACGCCATTACGTGGACCTCATGATGATACCTGTCAACCACATCATCACAGGTTTGAGGTAGAACAAAGGATAATGGACGAACATATGGCAAACTGTCCTATCTGTGGTAAACCTGCACAGAGAGTGTATACTCCAATCACACACTACTTCAATGATTGTCTGTATCACATGGACGGTAGCAAGCAGGACTCCAGCGAGTTACCCACTGTATATGGTGGGATGAATAAATTTTTCAGTGGATTTTAAGGAGGTATAATGAATAAGCAAGACACAACACCTAACATGGAGAACATCGTGTGCGGAAAGTGTGGGCTAACTTATAAGGATAAGGACGCATTCCAACGACGTGGATCATGCGGTGCAACTTATGCAGGATATACTTGCACACGGATAAAAGGTCATCGCGGAGACCATTGGGCGTGCGGATTGGATAAGCAAGAAGATCATCCGTGCAAGGTATGGAGTCGCTAGTTATGCTGGTTGCCGGACAGAGGTGCTAGCTACCCTACGTCTGTACTCGGATTTGGTTTCCAGTACACGCCGGAACTCATTTAGCCTCGACTGTGATTCTGCGCGGTATCTATCACTCAGGATCATGGACCCCTCAGCAGCTTGTTGGTACAACCCGGCCTCGCTCAGGTAACGATCAATCTGGGCAAGCCGGGTTTGTCCTTCTCCAATGCAGGAATTGACTTGTCCTATCAATGCTTGAGCTTCGGCAATGAAGGTGTCACCCATAGCAGTCCAACCAGATGCTTCTTGTACATAGGATAGTAAGGTATTTAATCTGGCCTGAACTTCCTGTGCATATCCCTGCGCTGCTGATACTCTGATCTGGGCTATGTTGGCACGAGTTCTGGCATAATCTGCGTAGTGAGATGGGACGGTTGATCCACCAGTATTTAACGCGTTGATGGTAGCAACACCAGTATCCAGCAATGGTTCTGCTCCAACATCAGCTTTGTCCAATGAGGTGGTATTGACCAGACCTAAAGCTGAGGCAACGGCGTTTTGTGCAGTGAATATCTTTGTCCTCAATTCGGCAATGTTGTCCGTTATAGCGGCAAGTACGGCTTTGGTATTATCCGTAGTGCCATTGGTTTCTAGGTACAATGCTACCTTTGTTAGTGCTATGTCTATTTTACCGGTGGTGGCGGTTAGCAATGTTGCTGCTTTGTTTAGTGCGGTAACTATGGCTGTATGCACGGCTGTAGTAAGCCCTAGTTCAGTTCTCAGGCTGGCTAAGTCTGTTACGGCCTGTAGTTCATATTGCAATGCCTCTATCTCTAATGCGTACCCTGCGGCTCCTATCAGTACAACTTCATCCAGCAGTTCGGGGTAGCTGCCACTACCTACTGAGGTTGGCGGCGCATGTCTGGCTTCGTAGTGTATGGCTAGATGGTCTTTATCTTTTATCGCCGTTTGTCCTACTCCCTGACGTTGTGCAGTGATGGTCAGCTTATTGCCCCAGATGGAGTAACCAACCGATTGTTCTGGTATTTTGCCGACTGGGTAGACTACCTTGATTATGCGGATTAGGTCAGGTATAATATCCGATATATCAATGGTAACTTGGTCTTTGAGGTAGGTAGCGTAGTAGGTTGTACCTTCAAGCATGGTACCAGTGCTGATGATCTGTATCTTGCCGTTGGTATAGTCCATGTGGTAGTCAGTGTCTTTGGTGTATTTAGTGCCGGTCTTCAGTGCGCCGGAATAGATGTACTCTGAATCCGGCTTGATGGGGTAGGACAGCTGTACCCATAATGTGCCAGCATCGGTACCTAAGTTCAGCACATCCCCAGCACCATTACCGCTAATAGCATTCATCTCAACTTCGGTAATGGTATAAAAGTATATCTTGCCGGTCTGAGTTTTTCCTCCTCTACGGTAGAATCTCTCTTCCACGTATTTGCCTTCCCCATCTGTGCCTTTGACAATGAGGGTAAAGCTGGTAATGGAGTCGTTAGCGTCGGTAATGGTTAACTTAACCGGACGGGGAACGTCCATCCATTTTGTGGCTAATGTAGCTGTGTTACCGGCAACTACGGCGGAGATATCCCAGGCAGCAACTATCTTGTCGGTATCGGTAGCCGCTGGGGTGGTGAAGGAATCATCTACAACGGATTCAATCCAGGTATGCTCGTATACGTATTCACGGGGAATTTTCCTGCTTAACACATCTACCGCACGTTCTATACAGCGTGTACCTTCTGCTGTGGATATTTCTGAATTCAGGGTCATCTTGAGATCGGTGCAGAGTTTACTAAGCATCTCGGTTAAATCCATTATACACCTCCACGAAATAGAGCTATTAGTGCGGATAAGGTAGTGCCGAATCCGGCTCCGATTTTCTTTATCCAAGATATGTCGGATTCCAATTTGTCCAAACGTTTACAGTTTTCTTCCATAACTAGTTCGCCAGATTCGAGACGGTTTTGTATTCTGGGTAAGTCATCTTCCCTCATGGCGTTTACCCTTTCATCTATACGGATTAGTAACTCATCACGTTCGTGTTGATCCATGCTGTCTCCTTTACCGTTCAATCCAGTTTAAGTATAACTGTGCTTTGTTGGAGCTTCCTATCGCGGTGAACTTCGCTGCATAGGTAGTACCGGATTTAAGGACGAATTGATTTTCCGCACGATAGCTGCCACCTTCTATTTTGCCGCGCTCCCCCCAGGCATAGCGAGTCCAGAGTGCTGTACCGCCAGCTAGATCGGTGACATTTGCTAATAGGTTGTTGGTAGCAGAAAATGCTGGAGTTGTGGTTTTATCCTCACCTAGTATAGATATGACATGCGATTGGCTACGTTCACGATTAATGATTGGAATCAAGGTGCCGGTATTGGTAGTCCATGTGGGGCCCTCGATTAGTTGACAGTAGCCACCAACTAGGGTGGTAAATCCTACCCACATGTGAGTTTGACTTTCCCGCAAACATGTCTTGAATGCTACGGTCAGGGTGTCGGTATCAGACATGGTGTCATCTGTTACTTGGGTAGTAAATGAGTGACCTTCGTGCGTTTCATACTCCAGAGAGTCGATAATTACCAGACTGTCGTTTTTACCGTGTGGGAATAACTGGTCCAGAGTCTTGACCTTGCCGGATTTGTCTAGGTATTTAATCCTAACACTCATCGACATCCTCCGCATCTACTGGTTCATCGGACAAACTAGCCAGGTGGAGTGTGCTTTGTCCGGTTTGGATAATA